TTACCCTTGTACGAGTTGAACTGATGGAAGGGCTTCTGCTGGTATGTTTGGGTCCACCCACCATTCGCAGCGTTCATACGACCATCCACCCGAGATGTATCACTGCGAACCGCTGTGAGACGTCCACCCTGCTTGAGAGCACTCTCACGGACGTTCATGCGACCGGCGTTACCCATACGGTTGGCCTTACCGCGTCGGTCTTCTGGGCGGAAGCCATACTTCATGAGTTCCTCGTTTGATCGCGCCGACGCAACCTTAGCCGCAGCTGTGTTGGTGTAAGCACCTCTAAAGTTGGAAATACCCGGGGCTGGTTGATTGTTGTACATATACTGTTCATCGTTGCGGTCACCCCTGAAGCGGGTTGGGTCCTGGGACATAGTTTGGGCGGAGACGAAGCGTTTAGCACCATTGAATCCTAGTCCATCTGTACGGAGACCAGTCTCGGAACGGTTTGTGGTTCTCTTGGTCTTTTCATGTTCGTTTCTTGGAACGACACCCGACATACCTTGGGCACGTCCGGGCATCGTGGGTAAACGGCTTGGAAGGTGAGCGGTGGTCTCTGGTTTGTTGTGAGTCAGCTGACCAACGACCGCCGAGCGTCCACCAGTGGTATCCGCGGCTGGACCCGCACGACCGGGTAAAGTTGTAAGTCTGTACTCACCCACATTTACAGGGTTCACCCTGAACATTTGTTGGTATCCACCTGTCGCTGGGACATTTGCGTCAACACCTAGACCGGGACCAACAAGTTGCTTCTCCACGGGGGAAAGGTTGTTCATTCGCCCTTGGTCATACATACGATTCCTCATGTTGAGGATTTCCTGACCACCAGTCCGTTGTTGCATTGATATATCTGCGAACGAGTCCATTTCCCTCTTATGGGGAATACCTGTTCGGGTCAAAAAATCATTCTCTTTAAATTCTACATTTATTTCTGGTTCAGGGACAAATTCGGTTTCGGCCTTCGCCTGTGGGGCTTCAGACTTGGGACTTTTACTCAGGTTCCTACCAGCATACACAAGACCTGCTACAGCCAAGAGCGATATGGGATCAGCCATTCTTACTTCTTGTTAATATTTTTATTAACGTACCTTTGCTGAAAGAGACCATTTTGGACATCGGCTCGGGTACTCGATGGTTCGTAACTCATTGTTCGGAGTGGCACCTTACACTCCGTGTTGTTCAGTGGAAAGAGGTTACGTTCATAAGTTTGAACAATAGTTTTATTAAAACGGGAGGTGCTTTGGGGACGAAGTTGATCACTCGTATCTATGTACTGCGCTGGAGAACCCTTACCCGCCCTGTATGGAGCGGTACCATACAACATCGTATTGGGTCGACCCCCATCACCATTGAGGGTGCTGGGCTGAGGATACACAAAAACCTCGTCAGTCGCCTTCACTGGGGCGATGGCACCGGTATTTTGAACTATGGAAAGACCAGGTTGGAGCTGATACGCCATTTATTATTACACAAGAATATTAATCTAACTAGTAGGTTCCACCCCTGGGACCCCTGATGTCCCCATCATGACCAATTCCCGCGAACGCCTCCAACTGGACCCCCCTCGCATTGGGGTCACAGAAACGGGTATTACTTTTACACATGGGTCCATTTTTTGGACCATATAGCCACTCTGCAAACGCAGTCTGGTCTCCGGGTATCTTAGTCACTGGATTCGAAACAAATTGACGAGCGAGACCGTTACGCTGATATTTGGGTAAAGAAGATCTAGAACGCCCGGAATCGTAGGAAACCGCCGCCCCCGCATTAGGTTTCACTGTTGCGTAGTAGCATGCCTCTAAACGATTTGGTGCATCCGTGTAATCTGAAATGAGAACGTTTCCCATTGGGTTATCTTGGGTGGGCCTTTGACACCTTTGACCACACACAGTCTTCATTCCGTACCCCTCCTTGACCATCTTCGACCTGTACAGAACATACACTACCGACAGTACCGTCGCCCCTAGGACAAATACCCTTGGGTCACGACGGGTGAGGTAGAGAATACAGGTTGTATAAATCACAAAACGAGAGGTGGCGTTTACTCTATCTTCTGGGGTTTGTTCACCTGTTGGCCAAAATTCAGAAACCTTCTCGACATTCAAAAGTTCTTGGGGTTCGTCAAACCAAGCCTTCATTTAGTATAGGCGAAGGTTTATTTTTTTGGGAGACCACCAAGCATTCCACCCATCATTTTCATCAACGCATCCTGGTCAATACCACCATCTCCATCCTGCATCTTATCGGCACATTCCTTGGCGATACCCTCAATCATAGAAAGTGTGTCTTCTGGAATAGAAGTGATTGTGGTACCAAGCATATACAGTGTCTGTAGATACTGCCATGTCACATCGCGTGTGTTTGCAGTCATGCGTTCCCAGTATCCCTTAATGTTCAGATCCTTCAGGAAATCGATAGTCTCAATCTCCGTAAGTAGGAAGGTCTCATCCTTTGCGGAAATCTTATCCGCATAGGGGGTGACCCCCTTCATGAAAGCATCCACGACGAGGCGTGGGTTGGTGCTCTTGAGTAAATCAAAAGAAGTTAACATCTTCTTGATGCCCTTTTCATCTGGAAAAGTCTTGTGCAATTCCACAAGAAATTGACTCATCATATCGTTAAACGCAGTAACGGATGCCATTTTCTTAATTTGGGGATGTAATCTTTAAGTTTAGAAAGGGTCACTGGAAATAGCCTCCTTCTTACCAACTCCCTGTGAAACTATAAAGAACACGAGGATCGCATTGAGGACAGCAGGCTTCGTGTACTTGTTAAGTTCCAACTTACCTTCATTATTGAGAGTTGCTTTGAGGTGAATGTAAGCAGCGGTGATACCACCAGCTATAAGACCAGCGGTCATTGGGTCACGTAAATAGTCGGAGAGTTCCATTTAATTATACCTGGGATTTTTTGTACGCCTCTCAGGTGCATCACCAAATAGGACACCTTCATCTTCATCCTGGGGTTCCTGTTCTGGTTCTGGAACCGAAACATTCGTAATAGTCTTGAATTCATTTTCGAGTCCAGTGGGGGAGGGCTCCGCACCCACCTCCTGTGGGGTAAAGTCACCCATTGGGGGCTCCTCATCACCCACTGGGGGCTCTTCGCCGCCCATTGGGGGCTCCTCGCCGCCCATTGGGGGTGCCTCCGGTTCAGGCGCCCCAAATGGATCCGCTTCATCGAATTCTGGGTCTGGGGTGTCCTCAACATCTCCATCTAGGTCAATGTCCCTAGAATCTTGGCCCATGTAGGTCTGGAGAATCTGTTGTACGGGGATTAATTCCTTCACAGTGGCTTCGATGCACGCACAAAATCGGAGAGATAACTTCTCATCCCGGGTGTATTCACTCTGTTCATCGTGGAAAATGTAGGGATCCCTGTAGAGGTCCTTTGCGACATTATTGTAGCAGGTCTGAATGAACACCTCATTTGTTGGGAGCTTTAGGGCAATCTTCTTATTGTCCGACTTGAGGCGGACGGCAGAGAGAATTTTAGTACACGCGACGAATACAGCGGCGAGGAGGTCACTAAACCAGGCACACCGATTCGCGATGTTGTCGGAATGCTGCTTAGACATGGCATTGGACCAATTTGGCACCTCCTTTAGGAGCTTCTGGTACATCACGAGAACCTTCCTCCCCTTGGACATGGTGACAGCCTCATTGTACATATCCTGAAAAACTTCAATCATAGCTGGGCACATAATGAGACAGAGCTGTCCCATGTATTCCTTCTTGGCTTCTACGAGTACATTCAAATTGTCCATTTATGATTAAAGGGGTTTTTAAAATCACTTTTTCCTACGCACCTCCCCGCCTGTATTGATTCGCCATCTTCTTGAGGTTCATTAAATTTGGGAAATCACCTTCATCTTCACTTTCTTTCTTCTCCGGTTTCTTCTTGGTGACCATCCAACTCACGTAGATGTCGTACTCACTGACGAGACGAACAGTGAATCCACCCAGGTGGAACTGCCTGGCGATGTACTTCGCCGCCGCAGCCCTGTCAAACACAGGGTACCCAATCAAAAAATGGGGGATAGTCATGAAAAGTTGTTTGTGACCAAGTTCAACAGATTGTTTAATTTTAGCTGAAAATTGTTCGTATATCTTTGTATAAATTTCCTTTTTGATTTTCTTTTTCTTTTCATCTATTTTCACAACATCGTTGATGCTAATCATTACAATTACTGTAACTTATTTTTTACAGAATCCAACTCACTCTTGGTTGGTGCAGCCTTCTCTTTGACGAGGTTGTACTCAATAAACTCCTTACCCTCTGTGTCATTTACAAATGGTCCCACGTTTGTAGGAACCTGGACACCCATGGGCTGGGAACGGAGAGAAAGAAGTGTCGGTGGCTTGTTGCCAACCACCTCGAAGGATGCAACTGTAGAGAAACCAAATGAGAATCCACCACTCTTTACAACCATGAACATACATTCATATATAGTACCCTTATCACTGTCTTCACCTGTGTATACATATTTCTTGATCGCCGTGGTTTCGATTATATAGGTATTCGCCCCTGTACGTTTGGAAATCTCTTTATTTGCCCGAAGAACAAACTCCTGCATCATATCATTGTCAATATTCGCCTCAGATTCATCATAGTCGGAGAGGTCTGGTCTGGGATCATCCAATTTGATATTTCCAATTGGTTTGGTGTACCCAGCGAACCCGAACATCTCCCGCTTGGACATCAGGATAAAAAACAACACAACCAGTGGAAGTATATAAATATATTTCATCTTTACTATAATGCGTTAATATTTTTTTAGAAAATACAATCTATATACTATATGTCTCTGCTGATATACAGCCCGAGATGTAAACATTCAATGGATGTAATAGAGTACATTAACAAACATCAACAATTGAAACAACTTGTACATTATCATAATATAAACACACAGGGTATACCACCAAACTATAAGACCAAGATAAACCGTGTCCCCACGATGCTCACGAAAAATGGTAAAATCCTCGTGGGTAACGAAATAAAAAATTGGTTGGATTCACTTCTACCTGCGCGTGAAGTAACTTCTGGTGGTCTGGGTGGGATGGGATGCTCAATGTCTTCAATCGATGGTGGGGCCGAGTCAGACTTGTTTACGTTGGATGATTATGGAAAATCACTTCAGCCAGCGATGACCAAGGAACTTGAAGAGAAAATCAGTAGGGATGTTTCGAAAGGTGGTGTATATACAGATTTAAAGATGTAACGCGTGTAATTTATTAGATATGAAACTTGTCACCATACAGGCATCAGCTTTTAAGTCAACATTCGAAGTACTCAAGGACATACTGAACGATGTAAACATCTACTTTAAACCACAAGGGATGTATATTATCACTTTGGATACAGCGAGAACTTCCCTCATTGATATGTTTCTAGCTGCTGATAATTTCGAAGAGTATGAATGTACCCAAGACGAAATCATTGCAGGAATAAATATTTCAAATACTTTTAAACTTCTCAAAACAATTACAAATAATGATGTACTCAAAATTGAAATAAATTCAAAAGAATACATGGACATAGAAATTACCAGTGAAACTAAAAAGACTCAAACAAAATTTCAACTCAAATTACTGGACATAAATGAAAGTCGAATTGAAGTCCCCGAAGTTACGATGACCACAGTGACCACCCTCCCCTCTGTAGACTTTCAAAGATTGTGTCGTGATATGGGTAACATCGGTTCTGAAATAGAAATCAAACGTTCCGGTAAAGAAATTACACTTCAATGTGAAGGTGATTTTGCAAATCAGAAGACAACCATTAATTGTCAAGATGAAAGTCCCGACATTGTGGGTCTCTATAGTTTGAGATACCTGAATATCTTTACAAAGGCGACGAGTATGTGTGCGTCTGTACAAATTATACAGGAAACTGGGAATAGGTTTTTAATTTTAAAGTACAATGTTGCCAACTTGGGGGAACTTAAATTTTACCTGGCAACTAAGGTATCTGAAGATCAGTTGTAAAACCATGTAGGGTGGATACAATCTTTTTCATTCCCAAACTACCTTTGAGTAGTATTTTGGGAAATCTCTCCTTCAACGTTTCTATATCGTAATACAGAAAATGGTAAATGGAAACCCTCTGTCCATGGAAATCATTCCTGGGTCCCCTGTAGCGTTTCACCTTTTCAGTAATGTCTCTGACCGGTTTATCATCATGGTCAATCAACCAGACACTATTCAAAGGGATGCTAAATTTCATATCCATATTCTCATCAATCCCAGGTTTAAAGTTTAAATCATTCGTAACAGCTATATAGGTGTGTCCATTGAATGAATATTTTACACGGAGGATCGTATACTTTACATTCTGTGGAATCGTAGTGTTCCTAAAGTTTCGACGTGTTGCATTTACAAAAAACTCCTCCAAAGTACCATCCCAATCTTTACTCTCCTTTTTCCAGAAATCATCCTCAATCAGATACTTCATCCCAGGCTCTATCGCATATTCAATTTCCTCAGACAATATATAGTTGTCTGGAAGTGTCGTCAACTTTCTGAATATATGATAAATAAAGCTTAAAAGTTTGAGTAACATTTCTTTATATAATGGAAGGAAACTTTTTAAGTAGATACAACAACAAGTTGGAAGAATGGACGACGGCCATATCTACAGACCCAGCCAATAAAAATAGGTATCAGCGCGAAATGTCGGAATATATGATTAAATGTATGCCCTACATGCATCAACATACTGATGAAGGTGAAAATGAAACACATACAGATAATATTTTCAATGTAAAGGAAACCGTCGGTCTCAAAAGAAAAGATATTTTTACAGAATATTTGATAGATGTAGAAAAACAAAATATAAACCGACCATACATAAAAAATGCCATAGATAGATGTAAGACATGTCCAGATAGTAACATACTTTCAATGTATGACACCAGTGATTTAGTTTGTGATTCTTGTGGATTAGTTATAGCGAATTTAGTAAACCAAGAACTCACCTATAGAGAGGAACAGGAAACATCCGAAAAGGTAATCAATTATTCGTACAAGAGGGAAAATCACTTTAACGAATGGCTCTCACAGTTTCAAGCACAAGAGATGACATGTATACCCGAAGAGGTCATTGAACAATTGAGATCGGAATTGAAAAAGATGAAAATCAAGAAACTTGAAGACATTACACATGCCAAAATTAGGGGTTTATTAAAAAAACTAAGACTTAATAAATACTATGAACATGTCCCCTATATCACCAATATACTCACTGGTATTAAGCCTCCAAATATGCCACAGGAATTAGAAGAGTACCTACGAATCATGTTCAAGGACATCCAAAAACCCTTCGATAATAACTGTCCTACGGAGAGGAAAAACTTCCTCAGTTATTCCTATGTCCTCTACAAGTTCTGTGAACTCCTAGGAGAAGATGAATACCTCCAGTACTTCCCCCTCCTCAAATCGAAGGAAAAGTTGTACCAACAAGACGTCATATGGAAGAAAATTTGTGATGAACTTAGATGGGAATTTATAGCAACCGTCTGACAGAAAACAAATCGCATAGCTTTTCATCAATGGAACTTACACATTTCTGTTGAAAAGTTGCATTACGGCTCCCAATTACTGCATGATTTTCGTCAAAATCTCCACCTTCTTGAATCAATTCTGTATAAATTTCAATCAGGTCTCGAGCCCTTAACGCCAAAACAGCTTTTTTGTTAATCATATTCACAAGCAATTTTAAAACCCGTGAGATGAATAACTTTTCTAACATATCCTCCTTACCTGAAAAAGGGAACCCGTGGACGGAGAAGCTGCTAATGATGTCAATGAGAAATACAATTTTGTCTTTTAAATCAATGGTTACATGCATCACATGTTTGATCAAATTATCGTCATCTTTGACGGGGTCAACGAAAGCTTTTTGGATCCATTTATCAGCCATATCAGGTAAAGATGACCATTTCGCATCGACAGGCATGGTGCTGTTGGCCAATATTTCAATCAATGTTCCCTGTAGACTGAATCGACTCCCCTCACTCTTAGAGAAAGTTGTTTGGTTTACCAACACATGAAAATGGGTCTTTAGGTAATCGAATAAGGGGTACATGAACACTTTGTTCAACTCCTGCCAATTTAAACTACTGGATGACCTGTTTAAAATCATGTAATGGTCCTTCATTTTCTTGTAATCATTGCGTATCTCGAAAGAAAGCTTGTTCAAGGATAATGTAAAGTTATTTATAGTTTGTTGATCAGTGATCGACAATTTTTTGAATGTTTTGTTGTGATACATATCAGGAGATAATTCCAGTAGTTCATTGCCTTTGAGATTGAAATCTCCTTTCAAAAATCTCAAAATCGTTTTACAACGATGCATTCCATCGAAAATTTCATCCGAGAGTTGGTCGGGGCTAGGAATCACCCATAGAGGATTCATAGATCTTTGAAGAAGAATTGATTCGATTAAACGTGTCTGCATCTTATTATTCCACGGTTTGAAATCACGCTGGAAGTTTGGGGACAGGTTGAACCACCGCTCGTCAATCTGGTCCGCAATTGCCTTGTCACTGATTCTGCAAAGGTGCTTAATAGAAATAAGGTTACCGTTCATATTGGAATGTTTTGTGTTTAAAAAAATATTCAATTCAACTCACTTAGGTTTACAAAACTAGTTAAGGAGGTAAGATACTAAACTATTATAGATGATCTTCATAGATAGACTGGTACGCTACTTTGCAAAAGACATCTACTTACCATTGAGGTGTTATGCAAATAAACGGCAACTCCTAAATAGGAGGGACTGCTGCAATTGTAAAATTTATTGTAAAAAGCCCCCAAATGGGGGAACCCCGGCACTTCAAGAGATTACGATACTTAAGTACAATGATTCTATATTTTATAATAAAAATGGAGCAAGCACTCTACGAACTGGAAAATCAGGTCCTTCCGCATTTAGAAGACGTTAATCTAGAGAACACAGAGGCACAACACTGCCTCGAAGAAGTTAGGACTCTTCTTGGTCGGGCGCGGGAACTCCTTCATGGAACTCTAACGAACCCAGAGGCTCAGTACCAAGAATCTCTACAGTTCTACCAGAGTCTGGCGCAGGTTCTACCCCTAATGGTGTTACTTCAATCTTTCGAATCTCCGCCTCACGTTCCCGACACGGTGGATAATTTACCAGATACGCAGTCTTCAGACCTGTCAGATGAAGATAGTTTCTGGCCTGACACTCCGCCGCTTCGTTCAGAGACTTGATGATTTTGAATTCTAGAATAGTGGTGTTGTCAATAATCATATCTATCCTCAAATTTCCAATCACGTGACCCTTAAACTTAATCAATACAACCCTCTCAGACTCGTAGGGTATCCCATTCTTCCTAAGTAGAACTTCCATAGCATTGTGATATACTCTCTCACTGTACCCCGGACCCAGGTCAGAATATATCTCCCGAGCAAAGTCCTCTATATTCATTGGATATTGTTCAAATTATTTCTCTAACTAAAGTAAGATGCCGTCCAAAAGGCCAATAAGTTCACAAGAGAGGAGACGACAAAAAAAGGAGTCTGTTAATCGGGCGATTGATCAACTGGCAAATAAATTTAAAAGATTGAATATAGGTAAAAATCGATACAATTTGGGTACTATCACCAACACCAATAATCGATACATGACTGTGCGTTTAAGTCGACTTCTCATCGATAGACTCAAAGAAATATACACCAGAACTTGGAATCAGAGAGTTGAGTATGTGGGTAGCGTTCCCTTCACTGTAAGCAATACACGAAACTATGTGAGATTTAATCAACCGACCGCCAGAACAAATATGCAACTGGCTTCTGTGATGCCCACACAAGAAGAACTAACTCAGTACATAGTATATCATACACACCCCGTGCCCCCACACGGTACTCCACTTTTCACATACCCCAGTGAACCGGACTTCAGAGCCTACATAAGTAATTATCCAGCTGTTCAAGCAAATATCATCCTCGAAAATCAAGGATACTATGTTATAGATCTTATTGAAACAAACATGAGAATACCAAACGCCACAGCTGTTGTTAATCTTTTTAACCAACTTATGGATGGTCGCGAATTTCAAAGGGTGAGAGTTGTTTGGAGTTCCCTCGTATATATAACCACCACCACAGAACAATGGAAGAGAGCTGTGAATAACTACCTGGATCCCATAATGCGGAAACAGTTTGGTATTTCCGTTAGATACTACACGTGGGATGAACTTGGTAAAATTACACTACTAGATAAAAATGTTCTTATGAATATATGAGCCTCCGCCTCATCCAACTTCCTACCCGACTTGTGAAAGACCTAAGGAAGATTAGTAAGGTGTCAACGAAACAAAAATGGGAGTACGGTGGGAGATTACTTTTTGATGATACCTATACCTATAAAGGTTTAACCAAAGTAACATCAAAAGAAAGAGCTCGTATAGATAGTAGTGTTCTAGAGCCCGAATGGTATTCAAATTCAACGTTCACCTATCACACCCACCCGGGTATCTTCTCGCGCCCAAATAGTGGGTGTGAAAAATGGAGCGTCTTCACCACCCTCCCCAGTAATTCTGACTTTGAAGCCTACATCAAGGGATACCCCGAAATGAAAATCAATTTTATTTGTGATGCACATGGATACTACATCATCGATGTCCTAAAAGCTCAAGAGATGAACACGTGTGTATTACCAATAAGTATCACTTCCGAGATGAAGACTATACGATACGAGGACTTTCTTTACGAACGTGGATTTGGAGAAGATAGGTGTGAATATTTTTTGACAACATTGCCTCACTGGAAAATGTTCATCAATCAGGAGTTGTATCCCCGCATGATGAACTTGTATGGAATCTCTATCCACTACTATGGCTATGAGGATGAACCACCAATGGTTATCATCGACGCATGAGTGAATCCTCCAACTCATCCACCTCGTACCAAGCGAGGTGACATTCTTCGGAATGCACATCCAACTCACAAATCTCCTGTGCTTCTTCTATGGCTTCCTTGAACCGTAGACGAAGTCTCGGATTATCCGGTGGCGCGTCCTCCGGACGAATAAGCCGTGGTCGGTGGTATAGCCCATTTAGGGTTCTAACCTGAATCTTCCTCAACTTCATTTTGTGGAGAATCTGATTTTCAGAAAAGGTGGCGAGGCATTTCA